TTAAGTATATTTTCTAAATCTTTTTAGTTTTTAACTGTTTGCCAGCTAGATATTTTAGCTAATCCAGTATCATCATGTTTAGTAAGTCTATGATAACAATACTGAAGACAGTGAAGTATTTGTATAGCTTCTTTTTATTTATTATTACTGCTGGTTGTCCTATTATAGTTTTTTCATATTATTTTAATTAATCCTGCTTATCCTAGCCAGCCCTCCTCTGTGTTAGATTGGCTCGTTTACTAGTTCAATCTGTTTTGCACGTAGAGCTGGGTCTAGGACTGCAAGGGCCAGGCCACCGCTTCTAATAAGGGCAACGTACTAAGGTAAGTCCATCCTACATGCTCCTTTCGGGAACATGACAACTCGCCTCAAGCTACCAAATATCATGGCGTATAGCCTAGCAATAATTTTTGAATGTTAATTCTATTCGTGGGTTTTCTTTATCGTAATGTTTTTCTATTGTTAATTTTTTTATCTGACTATCATCCTGTTTCGTTTCTCCCATCATACTTCATAATACTTATAACTATTCTGGGATTATTCTTATCATAATTTTTTGTAACCGTTAGCCGTTGTATTTGCGAGTCATCTGCGTATAATATACCACTACCAGCGTCTAGTATTAACTTATTAAAGTTATCAACATCTCTCTTCTTTTTGTCTTTGAAGAATAAATCTAGTTTAACTTTTAAGTCACCAACTAATAGTTTAGGCCTTTGCGATTTTAACTCCCATTGGTAATGTTCTTTTAAATCTTTTCCCCGCTGTGTCATATACATTCTAGGAAATTTACCAGCACAGGTATATCGATAAATAGCTTGGGTTGATTTAGGTTGGCCTGTTAAAGTGTACATATTTTATTAAATAGTTTTTCTAAACCTCTTTCTACTACTAAATTATTACGCCTAGTCTTTTTTTGGTGTAGCCAATTATGGCATTTGATACATACTAATATTAGATTTTTATGGTTGTGTAGTTCTTTGTGTTTAGGAGCTTCTGATGCGTATACAATATGATGTGTTTCATATCTTATAGCTGAACTAATACCGCATAATTCACACTTCAAATACCCCACCTCATCCACCATTTTTATTTTGTATTGTTTGCATGCGTTGTGATGTTTAGAGGTGTGACTATTTTTTCTGTTGGTATAGTAACCATTTCTATATGCTGGATTTTTTTTACCTTTTCTTATTTTTTTATCTCTCCAATATTGAAATTGACAATCCTTAGAACAAAACACCCTTGGTCTTTGATACTTAAATTTCTTTTTACATTGTTTACATTTCCACTCCTTACCAGAATTAAACCACTCTTTTTTTTTAATTGCTAACCTTTCCCAATGTTTTTCTCTATACCTTTTATTTCTTTTGTAAGCTTCTTTTTCCCAACAATCAAAACAATATGTTTCTCTAAAACCTTTTCTTACCACACACCTTACAAACCTTTTTCATATTTATTTATTAAGGAATTCAACCACCTCTTCTATATTACATATTATTTTATTCATTATATCTTGATAGAACTCTTCTTCTGGATTAATAGACCATAGCGCCTGTCTGAGCTTTTTAGATTGTGTTCTTTTGCTCTTACCCTTAACCAGTATACCACCTTGCTTGATCTCAGTGGCACCACAGACCTTAGATTTATATATCTGGTCATAGGTGCCATCTTGTTTATCTCTGTATGCTGTTTCATAAATCTCTACCTCAGTAATAATGGCACTTCTTAGGTTTGTTTCTAGGGGCTTGTCCAACTCAGTGGTGAATCTATTAACTGTTAGTTTGTATTGATCTATGTTTTCCATATTACATTGCGTTTACTACAGCATCAAACACGGCATCATCGGTCTTAACTTTACCAGCTACCATTTCTTTTGATTGGTATTTAGGATCTGTCTTCCAAGGTTCATCAGGATATTGCGCTGAGGCCTTTTTATTTGCGTTCTCAGGCGTTTTAGAGTCTTTTTCCTCCTCTATACCCAGTTTGGCATTAATAACGCTTAAAAGCTTGTATATCTCTCTTAACGCCTTCATAACCTCACCATCACTAGAAGTTCTCCCACCTTGCATAGGTTGGGGTGTAGACTGCATAGGTTGAGGGGCTGTATCAGTGTGTTCTATCTTAACAATACTACGATAAGTAATGGCCTTACCATTGAAGTCTCCTTGTGATTCTCCAAATGAGATATTGTATGTCTTACCTACTGCGTCTAATGCTTGGGGTTTGAAGTTTTGCCAAGCCATTGTTTCAGTACCGTCTTGTTTAAGTTGCCAGATCTGATAAGTTAAGTTGTTCTCATCCTTTACCTTCAGCTTTTGTTTACCAGTTTTAGTAGGAGCTGATTCTACAGACTCCACTCTGATTACTTTGTTGATTAGATCCATATTTAATAAGTTTAATTTAAAACGGAGATCCGTTTGATGTATTAGGTTGAGGCTTATAGCCTTTAGTATTCTTTGGGCTTGATGAGTTAGCATCATCATCTTTAGCTTGTAGTAGTAGCATTGATTGTAAAGCGTAGCGTCTATAATAGGTTATTGCACTGCCCCATCTTCTGTGGTTCTATATCTTCTGGTAATAGTATCTCGCTTGTTAATTGCTCTTCGCTCTCACTATCAAGAATAATTGTTTGTAGTACACTTTTGCCGTCTCTGACTGCCATTGGTTGTAATATAACTATTTTTAGTTTATTCAGTAAGGGTTTTAGTGTCTCAATCAGTTTGTTTATATCAAAGTAAGCTGATTTGAAGAATGGATTTTCACTGTCCTTTTTAATTGCTCCTACTTCTTTTTGAAGTTGGAGTAGTTTGTTTGTTATCTTCATAAGTTTATAGTCATCTTGGTTATCTTGTTGTTGGATTTCGTCTATGTTCATACTTCTTCCTCCTCCCACTCTGGTTCATCAGCGTTATCTAAACAATGGATACAGACTGGTTCTCCAGTATTAAAGGCTGTCATTTCATCTTCTGGGTACCATCTGTTACAGGTCTGACATTCTGTCCCACCCAGCACCTCTAGTACTCGCTCTGAAGATTGTTGTACTTTCTCTACTAACTGTCCGAATACCTGTAATAATATCTCGTTCTGTTTTTTTAATTGTTGTAGTTCTTTTTTCATATAATAATTTGTCACTTAATAGTCTGTGTACTTTTTCTAAATGTTTATCAAGTTTAGGTATATTTTTATTTTTTATAAACCTAATAATCATTTTTTCATTGTACCAGCGTAAATAAGTTTTAAGTAATGATTTCATATTACCCTCCTAACAGCCCATAGCTTTAAGATCTTGCCATATTCTCATGCCGTATAAAGCAGACAGTATAATTAGAAGCCAAGCCATAGTTTTAACTACCTCGTAGGTAGTGGGTGCTTTGACATCTGGGTCTCTCCACCCAAGTTTAGTTTGTTTCATATACCCCTCTTAATAATTAAATCTCTCCGTGAGGGGGCAAGATGTGTATAGTACCTAGTACACTATGCACTAGGAACCGTACAGTCTTACTACCCCCTCCTTGCATTTGAGGGCTTACCTCATGCTATAAAACTATTATACCAACAAATTAATTATATGTCAATGGCTTACCTGTGGATAAATATGCCAACAGTCTTTTATATCTTAGATGAGTAGTTTTAACGTCTTCATCTAATTGTTTGGCAATAGCCCTAAAAGTAAGACCTTTCTTGCGTAGTTCTAGCAGTTTTTCATCTTTCTCTTTATTCGGTTTTCTCCCTCGTGTTTCAAATTTTCTCATAATACTTGACAGTTATTTAATCTACTGCTATAATGGTAGCAGATAAAGATAATTTTGTCAACATGTCCAATACATTCACACAATTTAAAGAGCCGAAAGGCTTGTCTATAAACAGTAGCCAATCTGTTGCACCTGTGAATGGGTGTGGACAATAGGCGAGCCTCTCGGTTTTTTTAATTGAAATATATGCAAGGTTGGATCAAGCTACATAGACAACTGTTAGAATGGGAGTGGATACAAGACGGTAACGTGTTCTGTATTTTTATTTATTGTCTACTAAGAGCTAACCATAAAGAAAAGCGCTGGAGGGGCAACCAAATAGAAAGGGGATCTTTTATAACCTCCTATAAACACATATCAGAAGCCCTATCTGTCAGACATAGTAAAATCTCGGTGCAACAGGTTAGGACTGCTCTAGCTAAGCTCAAGCTAACAGGCGAGATAACAATCAAAACTACTAATAAATATACTTTAGTTAAGGTAAATAACTGGGACAAGTACCAAGCAGATAACACGCGAGATAACACCTGGATAACAGGCAAACAACAAACAAATAACAAACAAATAACAACAAACAAGAATGATAAGAATGATAAGAATGAAAAGAAGAGTAGTCGTTTCACTCCTCCCTCTCTTTCTGATGTATCTGAATATATTACCCAACAAGGGTATACAGTAGATCCTAATAATTGGTATGATTTCTATTCTTCCAAGGGTTGGCTTATTGGTAAGAACAAGATGAAGGATTGGAAGGCTGCCGTGCGTACTTGGGCCAGGCGTGAAAATAAAGTTCAGGATGTAGATCCAGTCAAAGAGGTAGAGCACAAAAAATATGAAGAAGACTTTTATCAAGAGCATGGATATTATCCAATGCGTTAATTAAAAACATATGGGGGAAAGTATTACAAAACAAGTGTTGGATAAATATCCACACTGTCATAAATCAAATACAGAAGTATGTATATACGTTTGGGAAGAAGTAGCCAAGCGTAAAGGGTTTAACAACATGAAGTATGATCCCATGTGGATCGAGATGAAACAGATTATCAGAGATCACAAACCAGAAATGATCACCAGAGAACGTCGTAAATTAGTAGCACCAACACCTAAACAAGCAGAGAAAGAGCAAGAGATGTGGCAACAATATGCAGACTAATGGGGATAACTTTTAAGAGTATGAGACTTTTTACTATTGCGTAAAGGGTTTTTTTTTGCTATAATATAGACATATGAGGGATAAAACCACACAATTAACGCGAAAAGAGCGCCTAATATCGCTATCTTTTGCTTTTAAGATGATGGGGTATCAAGCAAATACGTAATGTTCTCCCCTCTTACATTATGTATTCCCTATCATCTTGCAAGCAAGTAAATCCATCTCACTGCTAGGAGACTATCTAGTCTTAAAGCCAAACAGAGGTGGTCGGCCGTACAACTTTGGCTTATGGAAAAGAAAGAGCTTATCAGAATATTACATGCGATACGAAGATATATACAACCAAAAAAAAAGAAGATCACTGCCACTATCATCTGTGATAAGTGTGGTGATGTGATATGTGAACACACATATCAAAGAAGCTGTGAACACTATGAAATACGACGAAGTCAAAATAGAATTAGAATTCGAATCCGAGATTATGGATTTTAAAGAGTGTCCAACTTGCAAGAAAGTCTTATCAGGCAAACACATAGACACTTGTAAACATTGTAAAAAAAAATATTGGTTTGAAATTAAAATATAAAATATATGTCAAAAGCGCCTAAACTAAACGAAGAGCAACTAGCTAAACTTAACCAAATCAACAGAGAGCTAGTAGCAGAACAAAACAAACTTATATTGCTAGAAACTGGAGTTAATGCAATAACAACCCGAATACTCAAAGAAGCAGGAGCAGATCCAAATAAAAAATATAATATCAATGAGAAAGGAGAGTTGAAAGAAGTATGATTATAGAAGTTGAAGGGGGATATAAAATAAAAACAAAAGACGGTAAGTTGATAGGAACAAAGAAAGGAAAGCCTTTTGCTACACGTGAGGGAGCAGAACGCCGAGAAATACAAATAAGATATTTCAAAAACAAAAAGAGCCGAAGTTAATCGACTCTTAGATCATTACAATTTAGATTATAGATTGACCGTTGATAAACCGAACGCATTCGTTCCATTTATCTATATCAGATTGAAACACAGCATATTTACCACCAACCTTTTCAGCATGCATTTTGTTTATTACTGCATTTCTAATAGATAGCATAGTTTTAAATGGTTTACCGTTTCTAGGATTAAGTAACAGTTTATCTTTGTGGATTTTATATAGTGAATACATATTATTTACTTAAAGCACTTAATAAACTAAATTGTTCTTTTGCCGATAAAGAATCATATATTTTTTCATCTTTCTTAGTATCAGGCTCAAAACCGTCATCTTGATAATCAGACTCAACATCGGTCCATTTACGAATCACTAGTTGCTCACCTTTATCAGTTTTAAAATAAAAGTGTTCAGTTTTTCTTAGATAGGTTATATCCTTGCTTGTTAGTTCCATATAATTATTATTATTCTAGCCATTAAGTGATTAATGACTAGATTGTATTAGTTATTTACATTTTGAACATGTGTGGTCGTCTTCAAATTCAACCTCACTTCTCAAGCCTTCTGATCCACAATTAGAGCATGATAGGTGAGCTTCTAGTCTACCTTCTCCGTCTTCCATGACTACATTATAATCTTCGTCCATTAGGAAGACATAACCGCTATTTATGTTGAACCAGACTTCTACACCGTCGCCTAGTATTTCATCGTCAGCGGTAGCATATTTGCCATTAGCATATGCTTTTAAAAGGTTACTTGCCTCGTCAAGTTCACGATAGCCAAACTTGCGTAGGTCTTTAGTAGGATTGTCCATATAATTAAACTTATATTATTTAATAGCCAAGTGGTTGACTATATCCAGCCTATAATAGAATTATAGACTGGTATAGTTAAGCAATTAAACTCTAGAGTTATTACAAGTTAGATTATTAGCTTTTTCGTAAGTAGTTCTAGTATAATCGCAACCGTGTCCACAATTGCAAACTGTTTTCTCTCTTGCTTGTTCTAAAGAGTCAACTTGTTCAGCAGGACTTACAAAACCGTCATCAGCTAACTGCTGTTTGCGGGCAAGTAAAGCCTTGCGTACTATTTCATCTTGAGTCATACATTTATATTATTGAATTAACTTATAACTATATAATACTACATATATATATACTTGTCAATAGGTAACTGTGGATAACTATATAATAATACTAAAACTAGCATAGAATATGCCAAAGAAAGAAAAGACAATTAAAGGCACAGCAGTAAAGACTAAACCAAAGAATGTAATAAAAAGAAACTTAACGCCAAAAGAACTTAAACTAATAGATTTATACTTAAACGGTGGTAAAGGATTATTAGGTAATATGTCCGAATGTTACTTAGCAGTATATGGAAAAAAGCATAAAGGGGAATTAAAGCGTAGTAGTGTATGGAATATAGCCTCAAGAAAGTTTAAAGANCCTATTGTACAGGAAACAATACAGCAGATGGTTGACGCTAGTATTGAAAAGAATGTTATAAAGACAGGAATAAAGAAAGAAACAAGTACAAAACATTCAAGAGATAGACTAAAAGCATGGGAATTATTAGCTAAAATAACAGGATTAATGGAAGATAAACAACAAAACATCAATGTAGTAGGTCTAGTAATGCCAAAGAATATGGAATAATAAGCATTTAAAAGTCATATAAGAGCCTGTTAACACAAAAAGGATAGATGATACCAGATTATAATATAAACAGCGTATAGAGTCATTTAAAGGCTAAATAAAAGCAATTAGAGAGAGGGTACTGCCCCCCCATAGCCTAAAGAATATTATATATAATAGTATCAATAAATTTTTCCCCTACACAATGGGTTTAATAACTAAATAGCGCCTATTATGAATACAAATGAACTAATTAATAAGTACATGAAGGAGAACAATTGCAGTAGATCTACAGCATTCCGTAAGTTTAAGAGAGGAGAGTTGACACTAAATGACACTAATTCCGAAGGAATTGACACTAATCAGTCTCAAAGTGACACTAAATCGGTGTCAAAAGGTGACACTAGTGTCAAAAATGACACTAATTCTGACACTAATGACACTACCCCGAAATTCGTTCCGAATTGGAAGACAGCAGGATATAAATCCAAAGACGAAGCTATTGCCGAAATATTATCCCAAGTAGCCAAAGTGGCTGGTAACTCTCAACTGATGTTGGGACACCACATATTAGATGTTAAAAAACTAAGTAAAGCGTGATGGAATTAGATTTACAAAAACTTAAAGATGCTATTGATTTCCATCCCCATGATAAACAGTCAGAAGTTCTTTCAAAACGTACACGTTTCACAACGCTTTGTTGGGGACGTAGGTCAGGTAAAACCTTACTTGCAGCATATATTGCATTAGTGTATCTCATCACCCAAAAGGAAGATGGTAAAGGTCACAACATTTGGATAGCTGCTCCAACATACGATCTAGCTAGACGTAGTTGGGATTATCTTGTCTTATGGGCAGCGATTGTAAATAAGAAGTTTGGTCAGATGATTAAAGTAAACAAGTCCCAATACACAATGGAATGTTATTCAGGATCTAAATTGGAACTCAAATCTACTGATAACCCAAGTTCATTACTTGGAAGTGGATTAGATCTATTGATAGTTGATGAGTGTGCCAGAGTAAACGAAGATGTATGGAGAACCCATCTAAGACCTACTTTAACTGATAGAGGTGGTAAAGCTGTATTCATTTCTACTCCGTATGGTAAGAATTGGTTCTATGATCTTATGCTAAAAGGTACTGATACTGATAAGAAGCTTGATGATTATTCTTACTTCCACATGAAAACAGCCGATAATCCCCACATACCCAATGTCAAAGAAGAAGTAGAGAAAGCCAAGATAGAATTACCTGCTAATGATTTCATGCAAGAATATGAAGCTGAGTTCATAGAAGGAGCTGGTTCTGTATTCAGAGGAGTAAGAGATTGTTTATTTGAGACATCTTTTAGATCATTTCCTTGGTATGACGAAGAGTTTAATCCAGACACAGTATATTCAGGAGGTTTAGATCTCGCCAGATTAGAAGATTTTACTGTACAAACATTCGTTAAAAAGACTGATTCCTTCAGAGTTGTAGGTATTGATCGTTTTAATGAACTTGATTGGAAGTTACAACAACCTCGATTATCTCTGATGTCAGAGAAATACCGTAATCCTCACATAAACGCAGAGAGAAACAATATAGGTGACGCTGTACTGGAGAATTTACCAGGAAACTATGAAGCATTCACCACAACTAACGCAACTAAAAAAGATATAATAAATAATTTAGCAATATTAATTGAACAAAAGAAGATACAAATTCCTAACATACCGAAACTTGTTAGTGAATTAGAAGCATTCTCGTATGAAGTTACCGCATCAGGAAATATTAAATATGGCGCTCCTAACGGTTATCACGATGATATGGTTATGTCTCTTGCTCTGGCCTGTAAAGATCTTAGGGAACCAATAGGACCAAAGGTAATGAAGAGCTATACAATGCCTTCTAATGTTCAAATTGATAATGACTGGTAAATATATGGCTGATTTTACAAAAGACATTTTAAGTAGTATTGAGTCCGAACGTAAAAACTATGAAGATGCTACACAGGATATTCGTAATGATATAAAAAGGGCACGCCAATATTATGCGAATAAGTTTGAGAACCCCAAAGATCTACAGGGGCAAACAAAAACATTCGTCCCAATGACACAATGGGAAGTAGATACATTAGCANCTAAGACATTTGTTAATGATAAAGCAGTAACAGTTCTACCAGAGAATGAACAAAGTGTACCAGCAGCTATGGTTGCTGATCAAGTTCTGAAGTATCAGGTGAACCAAACTAGGTTCCCAACACACTTTAGACACTCTTTATTCGATCTTAGTAGAGACGGAACAACTGTATGGGGAGTATTCTGGGACTTCAAAAGAGAAGTCATAGAAGCAAAAGGTTTAAGTGCCAAAGTTAAAAAGTTCTTTGGGAAAGGCCCAAAGCCAAAAGTAAATGTTTTGAAAGACCGCATAGGTTTTCAACAATTAGACATTCTAAACATATTCATTGATCCAACAGCAGACTCAATACAAGATGCTCCATCAATAATAGTTAAGAATGTTATGACTGTATCTGATGCTAAACGCAACAGACTATGGGATAACACAGACGAAATTAAAGGTTTTACCACATCTAGGTATGACACTTATGATGCTTCAAGTGTAAGACCAAATGAAATAGGCAAATCAACAATAGAGTATGAATACCCAATGACAATGATTTATCAGTATTGGGGGAAGATACCTCTTCAATGGTTAACTAAAAAGAAAAAAGACAAAGGAGTAATGATCGATGGTGTAGTAGAAATAGCTGACTTAGAAGAGTCACCAACAATTCTACGTGTAGATAAGAATCCTTATGAACATGGATATAAACCATTTGAAGAATGTTGGTTCCAAAAAACAAAAGGTAAATGGTATGGAGTAGGACCAGGAGTAAAACTCATCTCCATGCAACGTTATTTAAACAAATCCGTTAATAGAGCAATAAAGAATGAGGACACTCTACACAGCGGACTATGGAAGATAAAAAGAGGTTCTGGGTTATCAGCTCGTTCTATTGTCAGTTCTCCAGGTGGAGTAATAGAAGTAGACAACATGGCTGACCTAGAACAACTCCAAGTCAGAGATGTAGCTCAGTTGGCAGAACCAACTATAAACAGAGTACTGAACTTTACAGAACGTATTAACGGAGCAAACCAGATCGCAACAGGTAGTGCAGCTGACCGTTCAGCAACAACGTCTATCATACAAAGATAGAAACGCTAGATACAAGATTCGACCGTAGTTAGAGGAAACATAAACGACTTCTTAAAGAGATTCTTCGGACAATGGTTAGCATTAGATAGACAATTCATAGACAAGAAGTTCACTATAAGAGTAACAGGCGATGAACAATTAATAAACAAAATAGATGAGATCCAAGGTATACCAGAAGACGTATCAGAAACAACACCATTCAGATTTATAAATGTAGATCCAAAAACAATTAAAGGTGATTTCGACTTAGAAGTAGACATCGATAACTCTCAACCTCAGAATAAAGCTGAACACGCACAACGAATCTTAACTGGAATACAGACAGGTGTTCAATTGGGAATCAAGAGAGATTACGAAAAGATGTATGATGCTTATCTGGATAACATTGGTTTAAGTGGACTACGCTTTAAAACAGAAAAACCTTTACCAGTAAGTGTAGACCAACAATTACAACAACAAACTCAGCAGGGGGAACAGTTAGCTCCTACTGAGGTAGAACAATTTACCCAAGCTAATGTAGAGCAATAATATGAACGAGAAAGAACAATTCTCTAAACTGGTACAACAGTTTAAAACAACAGAGTATTATGCGTTACTCTATGAAAAACTAAATAATGATTGGAAGAAACACTCAGATACATTGAGAAATAGAGAGGATGAACAAGTAAGAGGACGTATCAAATATATTGAGGAATTGTTTGCTTGGATAGATTCAAAATCAAAAGAAGAATTAGCGATAGAGGATGCAAAGATCATGATAGGGAAGTTTAACGATTGGTAATAAACTCCATAACATTGGAGATTACAAATTTAACAATTTGATATATGGCAGAAGACAAGGACAATCTTCAGCAAGCGGCCCCAGAAGGGACAACTGCAGAAGCGGAGACCCAAGTCGAAACCAAGGGTGAAACTCCTGAGGCTGAGACTCAACCTAAGGAGGAAAAAGTCTATGCTGGCAAATTTAAGTCAGCAGATGATTTGGAAAAGTCCTATAAGGAATTAGAATCCAAGCTTGGAGCAAAAGATTACTCCAAACAACTTGGTGATAAGGTTTTAGAGGCAACTGGTTATACGAAGGACCAACTTGAACAAGCTGGATATGGTCCAGATGAGATCGTTAAAGCAATGATTTCTTATCAGGACACTGGCAAAGTGCAAGCTCCTACGCAGGAAATACAATCTAAAGTAGTAGACTCTAAGGTAGATGCCTTAGAATGGACGATTAGCTAAAAGAGATTTCTTTGATGACAATCCTGAAGCTAAAACTATGAAAGGTTTACTAGATGATTTCCACAAACTAGAGCCAAACAAAGATCCTGAAACTATTTATCAGGAGAAAATAAAACCCATTATGGACAAAGTTTCCCAAACCACCGAGGAAAATCAAAGCGTTAAAGAAAAGGCAGCTCTCAATTTAAGTAATAGAGCTGTGCCCGAAGGAGATCCTTCTAAGAAAGCACTAGAAAAGTACAGACGTACTGGTCACATAGATGACGCTGGTGCATTCATAAAAAGAGAGATTATTCGGGAAAAAAATAATATAAACACATATGGCCGCTGAATTACGAACATATGGTGACGATAGCGTGGTACGCGACGTGCAATCAGAAATTGAGTTGTTAAGCCCAGTCGAAAACCTAGTATTAAACTCAGCTAGAAAAACTGTTGCACGCAACATGATTCATAGTTGGCAAGATGATACTTTGGATTCTGCTGGTTCTGCTGCTGCAACTGAATACAAGGCTTTCGCTCCAGATACACTATCTGTCCCAACCCTACGTACCAACTTGGTACAACACGTTTACAAGAGTGTTTCAGTTACTGAATCACAAAGCATGGTAACCCATGAAAGTGGTAGAAAACGAATACTCACGACAAGTTGACTAAAAAGATAGAAAGATTGGAGCAACGCTGCTGAATTTGATTTAGTACGTTCTAGTCTTATCTCTGGTGCTTCTGGTACCGTTCCTAGAATGAATGGTTTGATCAAACTAGCATCTACAAATGCAACATCACAAACTTCAGGTACTGTTTTCAGTGAATCTATTTTAGTAGGTTTACTACAACTTACTTGGGAAGCTTCTAATGGTGAAGTACCAACTGATCTATTAGTAGGTTCTATCCTAAAAGCTAAGATCTCTGCATTCGCTGCTGGTATTACAAAAAACGTACAAGCTTCTGAAAAAGTTGCTGGTACAGTAGTACAGTTATACGAATCAGATTTCGGTAGTGTTAAAGTTAACCTACATAGATATGTACAAGTTAGTGGAGACGCTACAGCACGTATCTTAGGTCTTAACATGGATAAAGTATACGTAGCTATGCTGAACGGTGAAGGTGTAAAGATGACTAAACAAGGTGTGCGCGCTACATCTCGTGATGCAGTTATCAATGGTTATCTAACTGCTGAACAAAGAAATGAAAAAACTTCTTTCTTCGCAGATGGTTATTTAAAGGCGATATAAATTAGTATATTTACTTGACCTAGTACGAATAATCGTATATAATAAGGGCATAAGTCTTAATTTAAAACCTATGCCCTCAGGTGTATATGACCGTTCCAATTGGACACCATGGAACAAAAATAAGAAGTGTCCACAATTATCAGGTGGAAATAATCCTAGATGGAACTCTGTAAGGAAGGTTTGTCCTATCTGTGAGAAAGAGTTTTTTATCAAAAAAAGCCATGCAGGTAGTAGAACTACATGTGGTAGGAAATGCCATGGAAAATACAGAAGCAAGTTCTTGGTAGGCAAGAAATCAAGTAGGTGGAAAGGTGGGATATCAAAATGAGTATAAAATATAATAAAGAATTTACTAAAGAACTTAGAGAGGAAGTAAAAGAAAGAGATAAAAATAAGTGTGTAACATGTTTACTAAAGTCTATAGACAATAAAAAAGGACTAATAGTACATCATATAAATTTCAAGAAGACAGATAATAGAAAAAAGAACCTTATTACACTATGTCGTAGTTGCCACTCAACCATTCATCGGTTAAGAGAATGGAAGACTACGCGCTAATCACTAGTCTTATAAGGGGTGAGTTAATCGCCCCTTTCAGAGTATGGATTATGAACAAGAATTAGAAATTGGAATACAAGAACAAATCGAAAATGACCAGAGGCTAAAAACTTTCTATGAAACATGCGAGAAAGATGGAGAGCCCGATTACGAATTACTTCGTAAACACATTGAGATTTGGACACAGCGCCACCCAAAGGAAATGGCTTCTTTGTTGCAGCACAGGAGAGAAACCCTTAGTAATAATATTAAGANNACTGGTGCAACNNAGACTAACGCGCTGAGACACTTNATGGACATACCAAGAGATCTACATCACTTGTTATCTATACTATCTCCTAACTACTTAGGAGCTAGAGAAATCACAGCTGAATCTAGGATGAAACGAATCAAAAAGTTCGTGAAGAAATTCCCAGTATTCAGAATGTGTGAAAAATTATAATTAACCCAGCGCCTTATGATATCTTTATGTATCATCGTTAAAGACGAAGAGAAGACTCTTCCAACGCTCTTTGACAGTATAGTTGATCATGTTGATCAAGTAGTCGTAACATTAGCCAATTTTATATTTGCTACCGTTGTTACCTTGATGTGCATGAGTTGGAGTAATAGAATGGTGATTTGGACAAAGGACTTCTATATTAGAATCCTCCCAGTTATTTCTGTTTCCGTCTATATGATTGATTTCCACAGTTTTATCCCAATCACAAATTCTACATTTATGTCCAAGTTTTTTGATAAAGTGTTTACGCCAGTAAGGACGAGACTTTCGTTTATGAGGTTCAGTTCGTTTCCATTGTCTGGAGCGATGTAACCCTAACTTACAGGCATAAGCTGTAATGGTTTCTCTGGAACGATTTAGATTACGACACAAGGATTCCCAAGGAAGTTTTGAATAGTAACGTTTAAGAAAAGATTTTTCAAAGTCGGACCATGAAGAAGCGATATGCTTAATACCAAGTCTTAAAGCTTGTTGGGTAATAGAACCATGAGTTCTGCCAGGAAAATAACTATCTAATTGTTTCCCACGACTGAATGGATAAATTCTACGAAGAAGTTTGATTTCTTCTTTAGACCAAGGTTTGCCAGACATATAATATGTATTAATAATTATTCTAACTACATCAACATCATAACATATGAGTAACAATAAGTCAACACCACACATAACGCTTTGCATGATAGTAAAGAACGAGGAGAATACTCTTCCGACTTTATTTAAAAGCATTGTAGATCATGTGGATTCCGTGTGTATTACGGACACTGGTTCAACTGATAACACAAAAAAAGTTTGTAAGAAATATTGTGGTAAGAAACTTAAATGGACTACCTTTGAGTGGTGCCATGACTTTAGTGCAGCCCGTAACTTTAACTTCAGCCAAGCCGATGGAGATTGGTTAGTGTGGGCAGATGCGGATGATGAAATTAAAGGAGCCCAAAACCTAAGAACACTAGCTGAGAATTGTGAGAAAGATGAGATTAATGCAGTAATGTTCCCATACCATTATTCAATGGACGAACACGGCAATACAACTGTAATACAAAACAGGGAACGTCTTGTTAGGAATAACGGAATGTACAGATGGATAGGGAAACTACACGAAGCAATGCTACCAGATGATCCTGAGTGTAAGGCAATTCTAATGAAAAACATCCAGTGGTTCCACAGATCCAATGAAGAAAGAAGTGAAGATAGTAAATATCGTAACCTAGAAATATTAGAGTTAGCTGCTGAGAAAGAGATTGAAGAAGATAAAGTAGACCCTAGAACAATATTCAACCTAGGTAATGCTTACTTTACAGTGGAGAAATATCCTAATGCACTAGCTTGTTACCAAAAATACATACCACTATCAGGATGGTTAGAAGAAATTTATCTAGCTAGACACCGATCAGTTCTTTGCTTGATAGCTATGGGTGAGATAGAAGCCGCTAAAGAACACGCTCTACTAGCAATGAAAGATAAGCCAAACTATCCAGATGCTTTTATAGATATGGGCAAGGCTTGTTATGCAGCACACGAATACAAAGAAGCTATTGTGTGGTTAACAGATGCACTCAAAAAAGAATATCCAGAATTACTACCAGTAGTTAACCCAATGGAATATACAGCTAATGTTTTCTGGTTATTAGGACATTGTCATTCAAGCCTAGATAATTTGAGAGAAGCAAGGCCATACTTTATAGAATATCAAAAACTTATTCCTAGTGACGATGTAAAGGAAGTAATAGGGATATGTGACCAAGCTATTAAAGAGTCTGACTTAGTAGAAGCAATGACAAAGGTTGGTAAGGAATTAAACACTCTTGAATTTTATGAGTTATTACCAAAGAAATATTTAGACTATCCAAGTCTCTTACATGACAAGAACCAATTCAATACCAAAACAGAAAGCACTGGTAAAGATATAGCTATTTATTGTGGCAAGTCCGTGACTAAGTGGGACCCAACAAGTGAAGAAAAGGGTGGAGTGGGTGGTAGCGAAGAAGCTATTATTAATCTTGGGAGATTACTCGCTAAGAAAGGTTGGAACATTACAGTATATGGCAGACCAATAAAAGCTGGTGACTACGATGGTGTACATTATGCACATTACACTGACTTTAATCCAAGAGATAAGTTCGACATCTTCATTAGTTGGAGAATGCCATCAGTACACAGCGTTAAAATCAATGCCAAGAAACATTACTTATGGCTTCACGATACAACACCAGAAGAAATGGTAGCTAAACATTTAGACAAAATAGACAAAGTAATAGTGTTATCAGAATACCACCGTTCATTATATCCAAACCTACCCGATAATAAATTTATATTAAGTGGCAATGGAATCGAACCAAGACAATTTAATCAAACCATTGATAAAGACAGGAACTATTGTATATATACTTCTGCTCCTGATCGCGGCCTTGAATGCCTACTCAGGATGTGGCCTAAAATAAAGAAAGAATGTCCAGATGCAGAGTTACACTGGTTCTATGGTTGGGAAACTTTTGATAAGTTGCATGCTTATAATAAAGATAAAATGGCTTGGAAAAAAGAAATGTTAAAACTACTTGATCAACCTGGAGTATATGACGAAGGAAGAGTTGATCATATAACAATTGCTAAGAAATATCAGGAAGCAAACCTATGGCTATACCCTACAGAGTTTACTGAGATATATTGTATCACCGCAGACAAAGCTCAAGCAGGTGGTGCCTATCCAATTACAACTCATGTAGCCGCATTGGCCGAAAGAGTTAAGCATGGCAAAGTATACAAAGTAGACGATATGTATACAAATAAAAAAGCACAAGAAGAATTCATATTGTCCACTATTAGTAAACTAAAAGAACCATTAGATGACAGAAAAGAGATGACAACCTATGCACAAACAGAGTGCACCTGGGCAAAAATAGCTGATCAATGGGATAAATTATTTGTATGAAGAAGTTTATAAAAAGAATATTAGAAGGAGTACCAAGTGATGACAGTGTCTCTTTAAAAGAAAAAGAATTTCTCTATGATTTAATTATAAAGCATAAGCCGAAACTATTCTTAGAGATTGGTACACACAGAGCACAGACTGCTCTATACATTGCTCAGGCTTTGTATGACAACAAGAAAGGCAAGTTGATAACAGTTGATCCTTACCCATGGGATTCACAGGCAAATATAGATAAGTTTCCTGAGTTAGCTGAGATAATAGAGTATCGGCAAATGAAAGGGGAAGACATAACCGATAATGGGTTAGATATAGTATTCGTAGATGGATACCATGAAAAAGAGATAGTATTGAAAGAAATCCACGCTATTATGCCACTATTAAGTAAAAAAGCAGTGATGGTATTTCATGATACCAATGGGGCTAATATATTGTGTGACCCAGTAGGAGCAATAAGAGAGGCAGGTCTAGAAACTAAAGAAGTACCTACTGAAAATGGTATACACATATATTATCACGTATGAATATAGCATTTGTATGGCAAGGGGTAACAGAGAGATTTAATCACTGGAACGATGGTTTGCGTGAAGCAATGCGAATCATCGAAGAAAAACACACAGTAAGATATTATGAACCTTGGGCCGATATAAAAGGCGATGTAGTTCTTTATTGGGAAGCCCCCTGTACAATTAATGGTGGCAACGCACAATACTATAATAGAGTAAGAGAATTACCAATTAAGAAAGTATTATTATTTGCAGGTGGTCCTATAGAAAAAGAATGGGTAGCTGGATTTGATATGTTAACCATTGAGAGTGAAGTTAACATAAATGAGTGTTTGGAGCTTAAAATACCACATCACAGAGCATTCGGAATTAATGATAGAATATTTAAACCCATGTCTGTCCCCAAGTTATTCACAGGTATTCATCATGGAACCTGTGCTAGTTGGAAAAGACAGGGCTTAATGGGCGTAGCACTAAATCAGGATGCACTATTAGTAGGAAGAAACCAGAAGTCAGATCCAAATCCTTTCATAGAAGCACGCAAAGCAGGTGCAACAATCATAGAAGAGGTGTCATATGAGCAGGTAGCACTACTAATAAACATGAGTGAGATGTTAGTACAGACATCAGATGTATGGGGTGGTGGGCAAAGAGCTACACTAGAAGCAATGGCATGTAATATCCCTGTTATTTGTATGAGTGATAGTCCTAAGAACAGAGAATTTGTAGAGGAAAGTGGATTCGGGGTGGTATCAGACCCATCAATACATTCTATTAGAGAGTCTATCGATGAGGCTAGAAAGCTAGCGGGTAGCAATTTGGGCAGAGAATACATAGAATCAAAATGGACTGCCAAAAAATACGCAGAAGATATTTTAAAAACTATAGACCTATGTTAGTTTCCGTAATTATACCGACAAAAGGCGAGAGGCCAGACATGATAAAAGAAGCAATAGCCTCAGTAGAGTCACAGACATTACAACCTTGTGAGTTGCTTATATACGGACCAGAACATGGAGTAAATAAAATAAACAAAGCAATAACAAAATCAAAAGGAGATGCGTTTCTACTATTATCAGACGATGACATACTAGAAGATACGTATATACAAAGGACAGCAGAAGAGATGGTGTCACAGCAGGCCGACATAGTAGCGACAGCTCTGAGAATATTTGGTAAGGGATTTACCAGAGGAGATAATGATGTGCATGGGCCAGGGAAACATCCTTTTTTTACGAGCTTGTGCAAGAAAAGTATGTGGGAAAAAGCTGGGAAGTGGGATCAGTCTATGGGGGGGATGGCTGATGCAGAGTTCTGGTATAGATGCTTTAAGGCAGGAGGAACATGGTCAATTATAGGAGAGCCATTATATAACTATCGCAAACATCCAACACAAGACTCATTAACAGTAGATTGGAAAGAATCTCGAAAACGAATAATAGAAAAACACCCAGAATATGAGTTTTAAAATAACAGTGGTAACACCGACAATTAGAGGAGAGAAGGGGTTAAAAAACCCGAAGAAAAGTTTAGCGAAACAAACGTTAAAAGAATTTGAGTGGTTGATAGAAGAACATAACCCTGAAGATCCACCAGACTTTAACCAGGCAATGAACAGAATGCTGAAGAAAGCGAAAGGGGAATTGGTAGTATTCTTACAGGACTACATTTCAATTAATAGGGATGGGCTACAATGCTTCTGGGAACAGTACCAAAAGTACCCAGATGTATTCTGGACATCCCCAGTGGGGCAGATAGGTGGTAGGAATGTAATAGAGTGGGATTGGAGATTATACAGAACACCATTAGATGACTGCAATTTCATGGAATGGGAGATAGACTGGGGAGCAGCCCCATTACACGCATTGAAAAAGATTGGGGGATTCGATGAAGAGTTAGATAAATATTGGGGATTCGATAATGTTAACGTAGGAATGAGAGCAGATATGGCAAATTATAAAATAAAATCGTTAAACACAAATACGGCTGTTGCATGGAAACATAATGAGCACATGGAACATCCATATCAAAAACTAAGAAATCCAGACTTTCATAATGAAAGACTACAAGAGATTTCACAAGGTTTATTAATTAATTATTTAGAAGAATAATCTAAAACATATGGTTTACAGAAGTGATTTAGCCGAGGGGATCAACAAATCCCTGATCGACAATGGAGACGGTACTTTCAGTATGCGCTCCACAGCCACTTTGTCTGGTGATGTAAATGTAGACAACACATCAGTAGATACAAGTGGTTATATAGGTAAGGCCAGTGGAACCAATGCAGATTTTACAACTGCATATACTTCCGCCACAACTTTAACTTTAAGTAGTCTACCAAGCGATGTGACAGCTTTCGTAGCTGACGATATCGCAGCTATAATGCAGATTGCTACTGACGGTTCAGTAACAAATACTTATACACGTGATGATGCAGCTATCACAATGAGTGGTGATGTTATCACAGTTGCAGGAGCAACATTCGCAGCAACAGACACTTTCGTAGTGTACACAAACGTTGCAAGACCTTTAGCAGGTGAAAGTTTCACTGATGCGACACAGTCAGATAGAGTAGAAGAAATTGACCCCATCTCAGAACATTATATAGAAGAAGAATTAGTCGATACTACAAATGTAGCAGCAGCTACTAACTATTACCCATCTAGCGATGGTAAGGTTTTAGGTGCAATGAACTTAGTAAGTATCCAAGGTATGATAAGTGGTGGTGTGACAGCTACAATAGAAGCTACTTGGGATGATGCTGCAAGTCCAGATTGGGTTGATATAACTCCAGCAGGATATGATCTGCTTACAAATGTAACAGGCGGAGCAAGTTTCGTAGATACAAACTTTGCACTAGACTTCGACCAAATAAACGCAAAGAAGATTAGAATTAAATCAGTCACATCTGATGCAACTAATGCTGTACAGTATCACTGGAAAGTCAGATACGCTTAAAAAATTAACTTAAAATAATATGAGACCAAGTGCAAGTTCGGCAGTGCCATTTCTAAGGTTATACAACCAGCAAGAGATTGAAATTCTAGAGGATACTACTGGTGTTTATGCACCTGTTATTGAATTGGTTGCTGCGGATAATTCTGTTAATAAATTAAAGATAAGTGCTGCATCTACTGGCAATGATGTGTTGTTAGAGAGCACAGGAGATGATCCTGATGTAAATATAACAATGATCCCTAAAGGAACAGGCGTCATTCAGGCGGTGGCTGACTTACAATTAGGTACAGACTTAATTATAGATAGCAATGGCAACGGAGCAATAAGTTTGGGTGCTACTGCTAATGCTGTAAATAGTGTTAGATTTACTAATGCAGATGCTGGGAACACTCCAATTATGGATGCCTTTGGGACAGACCCTGATATAGATTTACAAATCAATCCCAAGGGAACAGGAAAATTAAATACTTCTGGCAATGTACAAATTGGTGGTTCGAATATTTTTGATGTAAATGGAAATGAAATTGTTGGAATAAATGCTATTGTTAGTGCAGTAAATAATATAGAAATANAAAACGCCGTTACAGGAAATTCTCCAATGATTACAGTTGTTGGTGATGATGATAATGTAAATTTGGTACTTACTCCAAAAGGCAGTGGATTAGTAGACGTTGGTTCTTCAATGGGTTTGTCTAGTCCCGATATGATACACAATACTCTTTTAGCAAATGTACAAACTACAGATGCTACCGTAACCAATTTAACAACAGCAACTGTGGCAGAAGGTGGAGTAGTTAGTATAGAAGTAGATGTTATAGGTAGAGAAAGTGATGGAAGTAATAGAGCACAATATAAATTAGCTGGCTTATTTTACAGGAATGCAGCAGGGAATGTAACACAGCAAGGTGCAACAACATCAATTAGTACAATAGAAAGTGATGATGAATGGAACTGTGATTTAGTAGCAGATACGGGAACACAAACAATAGATGTTGAAGTAACGGGCAAAGAAGCTACTATAATTGATTGGTATGGTGCAATGAAAGTAGTTGTGAATAACTAATTTTATACTTAAAAATAGATTATAACTAATAAAAAATATGTACTTAATAGGAAAGGACTATAAAGCTTCTAAAGATGGTAGGAAAGCTTTATCCACACAAAAGAAAACATCTTTAAAAGCAAAGGTAAAAACCTTTTGTCCTAAAGATAAAAAGAGATCTTACGAAGAAATTATCGATCATATTCGTAAAGACGCTAAAGAATATTATACTAATGATGAATTAGTAAAGGTAATTGAAGCAGTAAAAAAAGAAGATGATTACAAACTTCCAGAACCTAAACTGGAGAAATTAAAGAAATAATATGACACTTATTACAAACTCTACACCAGCGGAACGCAATAGAGGTTGTATATTTGCTGAAAACTTTGAGAACTCTGATGAGGTAGTTAGAAATGGTGGAACTATTGTGTCAGCTCCGACAGTTAATAATGGTCTGACAACAGATGGAACAGACGATGAAGTAACATATGCTGAATCTACAAACAGTGTAAAGTCCATATCTTTTTGGATTACACTTGAAACAACAACAGAGAATATAATGCAATTAAGTGCATCTCATTCTATAGAAGCTGGTTCAGGAACTTTGACTGCAACTGGTGTAACTTCTCCTACGTTCTATGTAGATGGTACAGCCACAGCAACAATAACAACAGCTAGAAGCCACGTTGTAATTACAACAGGCACAGCTTTTGATGCGGATGATATTCAAATAGGACAAGATGCTTCATTTGGACAGTTTAAGATAGAAGAACTGAAGATGTGGGACGTTACATTAACAGCTCAAGAAGCATCAGACTTAGCCAATAATACAACTTACGATTATATAAATGAGGCTGTACTTGATTTACCTATGGGAATGGCACAACACGACCCTACAAATACCCGAACATCAGATATATCTGAAACGGGTGCTAATGCTACTTTGGTAAATGCCCCAACTAAATTGACTGATACGACAGGTTATACTTTTAATGGTTCTAATCAATATATGACATTGCCTGGTGCTGGTGTATTTAATACAGCTAACCTTTCAATATTATTTGATTTTACACCTGTGGGAGCTGCTGCTGATGATACGTATTATGTATTAATGGATGGTGCTGATGGAGGAACTAGGTATGGAATCCATAAAACAGCAAATGCAAATAGCAACACTCTTGCTATTCTGTGTGGTGGAACTGTAGTAGAGTTTATAGCACTTTCTATTTACGAAAATTATTGGTGGGCTAATACTAGAAACACCTTAGTTCTCACTAGTACAACAGGCAATATAAATGTATGGCTTAATGGACAACAAATATTAACGAGCGACACAACTGCGTGGACTCCTGCTGATCCAACAACTGTTTATGTCGGTTCTAGTTTTTTACCTGGAAGTTATTTTAGTGGAGATATGCACCATGTTAAGGTGTGGCAAAAACTATTAACACCTACTCAGGTACAAGACATCTCTCATAGAGTACTTAAAAAAACTAACGATATATAAATATGAGCTCAATAATACAAAAAAAAGCAATAGGATATTGGGACTTCAGGTCAGGCTCTATTGATGATTTGGAGGGTTCTAATAATGGTACTTTTGTGTCCGCACCTTCTTTTAATAGATCGGGATTAGTAATGGATGGTGTAGATGATGCAGTAAACCTAGGTAATACAGGACTTACTGTTAAGACTGTAGCCATAATGCTAACACCTAAGTCAACTAGTGAAGATATAGCTGATTTAGATGGAGGTACACACACTATAGAGGTGACTACGGGTACAGTAACTGCCACTGGGTTTTCAAGTCCAACTATTTATGTTAATGGTTTATCTGGTTCTACATTGGCTGCTAATCAATCACAATTGATTATTATTACTACTGCTACTGGTATAAGTGCTAGTGCTTTTCAGGTAGGAACTGAGACTACTTTTTTTGATGGTACTATCTCAGCTGTAATGGTGTCAGCAGATGAATTTACTGCTACTGAAGCAGCAGAACTAATGGCAGAAATGGAAGACACAGTATATCCAACTAAACCATCAGGCAGGGCAACTGCGATACAAAAACCAGACTTAGATGATTCTGCTCTGTATACTGCTTTTGAAATGAAAAAGACAAAAAATACCTTAGTTGATTTAGCAAACCAAAATACTGGTACTATCTATGGAACAGCATCCAGAAATGGTTTATTAGGTTATTCGATGGATTTTGATGGTACTGATGACTATGTGACGTTTGGAGATACCTCAACACTAGCATTTATGCACTTAACAGCGGTGTTTACAGTATCAGCGTGGATTAAGTTAGATGACTATACTAAGGCTGGTACTCAAACCTTATTAGCAACTGCTAGTTCGAGTGCTCATAATGGATTTGCACTTTATTATGACACCAACAATGACAGAATGGAATGGCAATATTACAATGGTTCTAGTGCAACTACTGGCAACTCTACTGTTAATAGTATGGCAAACAATGAATGGAATCATATTATGTATGTAGGAGATGGAACTACAATAGATTTCTACCTTAATGGTGTTTATATGTCTTCAGGACAAGCATTACCTACATTATCAGTTTCGGCTACTTCAACTACTATCCCCAATCTTGGAAGATACCAATCAAGCGGATATTTTGGTGGTCAGATAGCAGACTTTGAAATATATAATGATACTAAAGATCAGACTTGGGCTACAGCTAAATACAAGAGTGGAGCAAGGGCAATACAATATAAAACAGATTACGGTCTTAATGTTAGTTCAGGCAATGTTTCATCAGGTGAATTAGAAAATTCAGCTTGGATAGTAGATTCAGGCAACTGGCAAATAGGAACTGATACAATAGATGGAGTGAAAGTAAAGGTATTAAAATGTATGACTGATAATGGTATTATCTACAAGTCAACAGATAGTATGGGCAGAGGCTTAACAGAAACGGAAGCAGCCTATGGGACTTGGGAGTTTTACTGGTATCAGCAAGATGCTAATAATTTATTCCAAATAAGAGTATCAGACGTTCCAAATGCAACTAGTCCTACTGGTTATATGTTTAGATATGGAGTATCAGAAAGATTCAGACTTCGTAGAGAAACATCAGGAGCATTAGCTGATCAAATGTATACAGCTGCAGGTTACTTTACAACTGGAGTTTGGTATAAAATGAAAATTACTCGTAGTACTACAGGTGTATGGACAATTTATCGAGACGATGTATTGGTTGACGTAACAGGAGGAATTGGTACAAATCCAACAACTGATAATACACATACAACAGCTAAGTATTTCTCAATACAAGCTAGGGCGACAGACTTGATAGCATTTGCTGATGTAAAAGGCGATCACTCATTCGTTAAAAAATTAGGAGTAAATTAATAAGGAGAATAATATGTCTGAAGACGTAATAATAGAAAGAATAGACAATCTCAAAGAATTCTTTAAAGATGAATTCAAACAAAATAAAGAAGAGCACCAGTCAATAAGAAAGAGAATGCAAGACCAGGCAGATGACCATGAAGATAGAATACGTAAGTTAGAAGATTGGAGACTTGTATTTGTAACAAGGTTTTCTGTATATTCAGCATTAGGAGTTATGGCTGGTACATTCGCAGCTACAATACTAATTAATTGGATAGGTAAATTATTTTAATATGTCTATCATATCTTACGACGATGTTCCAAAGAGCTATCTTAGAGATGACGATGACTTTATGTTGGGTCAAGTGCAAGAAGGAACTATGGATCTATCATTAAATACTAAGAGGTTTTACATCACCCAAGAATTTGGAGAGAATCTAAATGATTTCTATAAAAATTGGAGGATGAAAGGACACAATGGTATAGATTACAGCGTAAGATCAGGATATAATGATGGCAACTATCAAACACGAATATTTGCAGGACATGATGGATGGGTTATATCAGACGCATCCACACAATCCTACACGAAAGGTATTTATGTAACAATCATGTCGGACGAGGTCACTATTAACAGTAGACCTTGTAAAGTAAAAACTGTTTATTTCCACCTAAGCAAAGCATTTGTATCAGTTAAACCCAACACAGAAGATCAGTGGTGGAAAGGATGGTTTAAAAAGAATAAAAACTACGTGAAGGGAGGTGCTTTAATTGGTCTCGCAGGGAATAGTGGTGAATATACCACAGGTCCCCACTTACACTTTGGAATGCACATTTACTGGAAACAGACTGACGGCACTTATCAACTAGACTGGGACAATGGTTACTACGGTGCTGTTGATCCTCAACCTTACTTCTATGATTTCAATGTTCATGAGAGTAATGGTAGGACTTTCCATTTTAATGGCAAGCAGTTACCTTCCTGGGCTACTGCAGAACGCTATATTAAGAAATATAATTACTAGTATGAAATACTTAAAGAAATTACAGAGCCTTATGATGGGCAAGAAAACATATTTATTAAGCTTAGTAGCTGTTGTATGGGCCGTAACAGGCTTTTGCAATTGGCAATTTAGATGCAGCCACCGCTAAAGAGTACGTGTGGGTAGCACTTACTGCGATGGCAATGCGCGCTGGTGTAAGCAAGTAAACAGTAAGCTTCTTCCCACGACCTTGGCGGATGTCATCCTCTTGGAGGCGCTAGGAGATGTTATTGCCCTTAGGGTACGAGGAAGAGGCTAATCCAGTTGCACTGGTACCTAGCTGATTCGCATGTGTGTCGGCTGGGTAACAAATGTAACTAAATAATATGGATAAAACAACACTAGAAACAGAGATAGGTTATCGTCTTAGAACAGCATCAAGGAATTTTATTTCTGCTGCTGAGATAACCGCAGAGCTAAATAGGTCTTTAGATAGGTTGAATGGTAAAATAGATTTATCATCAACTATTACAGAGGACCACATTGTCGTACACTGGTACAAGCACGGTTGCTTTGCCATCTGACTTCAAAGAGCCAATAGAGATTTACGACAGAAACAACAAGCTTAAATACAAGCGTGTTAGTTTGGCTGAGTTAAGAGAAATAGAAAGTGATAGTATAAATGCTTATGCTATTGATGGTACTAACGTAGAAGTAGAGAGCACAACATCAACAGGTACACTAACATTAACTTATTACAGTACTAATGATGCTAAGTCTACAGGTGGTACACCACAGAAGGCTTTATCAGTTGCAACAGATGAGCCACTATTACAAGCAAGATTCCACGACTATTTTGTGGAAGATGTTGCTGCAGTTTTATATAGAAAAGAAAGAAAGTTTGATGACTATAAGATTGCCAAATCAGAATCAAGAGAAATATTCAATGATATAGAAGAATATAACCCTAGCAGGATAGAAAATGTAGAAGTTCAAATTAATCCATTCCCATTTAACTACGACTAATATGGCAGAAGGTTTTCAAAATCCAGTAATATTAAAAGATTTCTCTGGCGGCTTAGTTACAACACGTGAAGCCGATGATTTAGATTTGAATGAAAGCCCCGATCTACAGAACGTAGACTTTGATGGTAGAGGAAGTTTCCAAATCAGAAAGGGGTACGATTTATTTGGTGAACGTGACGCGAGTGCTGGCTCGGTAATACGTACGTTCAAGTTTAGACGAGCTATACAAGATGATGAGATCCCAGTAAGACAAACAAATGTTGGTGGTACTATAGCTTTAGAGTATTACCACACAGGCACAAGTGAATGGGAAACATTAAAGACCGTGGGTACTGTCACTAGCACAGCTTGCGGTTTTGCTATATACACAGGAACTACAGACACAGAAGATTATATGTACTTCTGTGATGGTTCAATCAATTTAGAAAGATGGACTGGTGGACACGATTTATTAAATGGTGCGCTATCTGGTGGTGAGGGGACCATCACAGTAGATAGCACAGCAGGGTTTAGTCCAGCAGGTACATTATACATAGGAACTACATCTGTAACATATACTGGTAAGACTGCGACCACCTTTACTGGTTGTTCAGGAACTCCAGCAGCATTAGATGATGCACCTGTATCACAACTGTCATTTGATTTTGCTGCAGCAGCAGGAACTAAGCCAAAAGGTAATGTAATGTGGGTACATAATAGACAACTAGCTGTAGCAGAAGATCAGTTTGTACGCATATCAGATACAGATGATTTCACTACTTGGACTGGTGGTAACGCAGATGATATTGGTTTTAAAAATGGCCAGGTAAAAGCTATTAATAGTAAAGATAGTGCATGGCTAATGTTTACAGAAGACTCCATACATTCAGTGACATACCAATATACTTCAGATTTAACAGGATTCCAGATAAATGTAGATGATATAGAAGATACACCCAACTATGGAGCAAAGAATTTCATGGCAGTAACTGGAGCAGATGGTGAAATATTTTATGTTAGTAATGATAATATTATAAGAAGACTTGTAAGAAGCCAGGTTTCAGCCTTGATAGATACAGGTTCTATATCAGAGAATATACGCAATACATTATTAGATTATACACTAACTAATGCAGCAGCCATATTCTTTGAGAACAAACTATATTTTACAGTTCAGTCTGAAGAGTCAGACATCAATGATACGGTGCTGGTATATGATTTGAAATATGCTAGAAAAAATACTTCAGGAGAGGCTTGGACTAAATATAATTTGTTCGTCGCGGATTTCTTCGTGTATAACAGTCAGTTGCATTTTGGTAGTTCTGCTGACCCTAACTCATATCGTTTATTCAAAGATGGTAATGGGGACGCTATTACTACTGATGATGGTGCTGCAGTAGCTTGGTATTACAAGACACCACAGTTTGACTTTGGTAATCCTTCACTAAAATATCGTGCTACTAAATTCATTAGTAGAGGATTTATTTCGGAGAATGGTGAAACCATATATAATCAAGACTATAATTATGGTACTGAAAGTGAACAAGAACTGACACTAGATGGGGATGATGAGACATGGGTATTTACACCATCTGTTAAAGCATTAGGAGAAGAAGTTGTTGGTGAAGAAGGAGTTAATGATGTAGATGAATTTGATGGAGCATATCCATTTGTATATGTAGAAAACTGGGGTACAGTAGATTTTTACAATAATCAACTCACCATAAAAGGTGACACAAAAGATGAAAAATATAAACAAACACGTTTGGTTCTATATGTAGAGCCGCAAGACGATGTATTAACTAATTAAATATATGTCAAGACCGATAACAAAAGCGAAGGGTCGTCTGACCTCACAGGTCACTGCGGCCTCTACAACAATATCGTTTCAGAGCACTGATAGTAATCGCGGCTTAACCAGCGTTGCGATGGCTGACTTTGGAACATATGGTTATTTAACTATTAATCCTACTGGTAAAGTAGATAACTATGAGGTGGTTAGATTTGAAAGCTGGTCAGTATCAGGTAGCATAATTACCATAGGTACTTTAACTAGGAACCTAGAATTAGAAGGAAATGATACTGCTCAAACTGGTAGAGAATTTCCAGCAGGTACTACAGTGATTGTAAGTACAAATCATAACTGGTTTAATAATGTAGTAAGAACAGAAGATGCACAGACAGTGGCAGGTGTTAAGACTTTCTCAAGCTTCCCTGTAACTCCGAATTCAGCTCCTACTACAGATTACCAAGTAGCTAATAAAAAATACGCTGATGATCTAGCTATTGCTGGTGCACCAGACGCAAGCACCACAGTTAAAGGTATCGTAGAGGAAGCTACAGCTACAGAAGCAGCAGCGGGTACAGCCACAGGTGGGACAGGAGCAAGATTATTCTTGCCAGCAGCAATTGCTAGTAATACCTCAAGTGCAGCACAACTTGTACCTATTACTGATGCAGATGGTGATATTCCAGTAGAATTTATGGAATTAGACGCAGCTTGGACTTTTACATCAACATTAGACGTAAATACAGCAACAAACTTTCAATTAGGTGGTGTAGCTTACACAGGTGCAATGGCGGATTTAAATGAAGCAAGCACATTCTTTCAAGCTACTGATATAACAGGTGCACAAGCAGAAACACTAAGTGATGGCAGCAATGCTGATTCATTACACATTCACACTTATGCAGAGAAGGGTGCCATCTCTGCAGGAGCAACAACTGTTACTAACACTGTGACTGAAACCTCACTTCTTTCTTATACACTACCCGCAGATCAGTTGAGTACTAACAACGCTGTTAAGATAGAAATACCTGTTAGTAGCTTCGCGACCGCCGTCTCTGCAGAATCGATAACACTTAGACTTAAATATGGGTCTACTACAGTTGCATCAACAACACTAACCATGGATTCTGGCGGGTTCCCTACAGCTGGCAGTGGGACTATTACCGCACACTTACTGGCTAATGCTAGTGTATCAGCACAAAATGGTTTAATACGTGCGTTAATAACTGAGAATGGATTCGGTGAAAACGCATTAGACACTGTAACTAATTCAGGTGTGGGTACCGCTACAGAAAACAGTGGCGGGGCACTGACATTATCAGTAACAGCGCAGTGGGGCAATGCAGACGCGAGCAATACTATAACAGTATATAATGGATTATCAACTATAATTAAATAATCTTTAACCTCATCTCACGTGAGGTGAGGGGTTGGTTCGACGGACGTAAGTGGGGTATAGGTTAGTTCTATACCCCAGCCAATAAAATAATTAAACTAACTAATTATATGGATAGGAAACAATATTATAAGGATTATTATCTTAAAAATAAAAATAAGATAAAAAAACAAAGTAAAAAGTGGTACAAAGAAAACAAAGAATACGCAACAAAAAGAAATGCCGAGTGGAGAGACAAAAATCCAGATAAAATGAAGAACGCTAGGGATAGTTGGGTCGAAAAAAACAAGAAACATATACAAGCATATAGAAAAAAATACATAGAAAACAACCAAGATATAATTAAGAAGCATAGATTAAAATACCGAAAGAAACACTGGGCAAAAGAACTAACAAGAAAAAAATCTAAAAGGCGTATAAGCTTAATAGATAGGTCTTGCGAAAAGTGTGGGTCAGAATCGAATCTACACAGGCATCATTTATGCTATAAAGACCCTTTGGATATTTTAATTTTATGTATTACATGTCATGCTAATTGGCATAAATTATATGGAATAATAAAATTATAGAATACTTAACATAAATTATATGGCTAATGGACAAGTAAGAACTATCACACAGCAATTAGCGCAAGACCCACTAGGGAGGCCTTTGAGTACACCAGCATTCGGACAGTTTTTCCAAGAACAACTTGGCAGAGAACCAACACAGTCTGAGGTACAACAATTCGCTACAGAAAGAGGTCGATTGGGGCAAGCATCAAGATTAACTGTTGATAGTAATCAACTAGCACAGCCAGCTGCAACACAGCAGGCTACACCTAGTTTACAATCACTGTTTGGGCAGGCTCCTCAAAGAACAACTTTGCAGGATGCTTTGTCACAAGTACAGGGTCTACTCACACCCTTAGGAGAAGCAGAAAAGCAATCAATAAGAGAAGCAACTAGGTTGGAGTTCGCTCCACGTATTGCTAGGCAAAAACAGATAGGAGAATCACAGCAACAATTATTCAAAGCACGCGCTGCTCAAGCAGCAGGCGGTACATTTGGCGCAGGTGAAAGAGAGAGAAAAGGCCTAGGGTCAGTACAGCAAGAGGCACAGCGTAATTTATCCCAATTGGAAGGATTACAAGCTGCTGCAGCAGAAGCTAGAATAGCTGCTAGAGAATCAACAAACAGGAAACAACAAACAGACTTTATACAGTTAGCAGACCAATTACAACAACGAAGTGAGCAGGCCTTCCAAAATTTCTTTAAAAATATTATCAGTTTACAAAAAGAAGATCGTGCTCAACAGACATTCCAACAACAATTAGCTGCTCCATTGGTTGCTGCTAGTGGTTTGAGCTTGGTAAAAGTTGGTGAAGATGGGTCTATCACAGAGCCAACACCAGAAGAGATAGCTCAAAAAGCACGTCAACTTAACGTTGATCCATCACTAATAACAGCAGCGGTCCAAGAGAGGGTAAAAGAATTAAACCAAATGAGTGCAGATAAACGATTGGCTGATACCATCTTAAAAGAGAAAGAAGCAGGAATAAAACAAACAGAGGCACAGACAGCTAGAACAAAGGCACTAACAGATAAAACAAATTTAAGCACAGTAACACCAAAAACAACTACTTTTAATGAAGCATTAAATGAGAGCGCAAGTGGATTAGTTTCCTTGAGAGACAAAGGACAACTATCTGATGCCGACTATAATCAGGCTGTAAATGCTTTAGCAGTGACATATGGAATTAACATAGAAAGCGCAGATGAAATGGGTGACCTACGTTCCTCATTAAACCAAGCAATGGAAAGGGCAGCCTCGCCTATAGTTGCACCAGCAACACTGGGGCCAGGTCCAACAGACAATATAGCTAGCGATTTCTTTGGTGGATTCGCAGCTGACCCATTCGCAGGGATAGGGACTGGCGTTACTACCCCATCATTTGCCCCAGGAGGTCCTATCTTTACAACTCGAAGACCAGGGATCTTCTCTAATATAGGATTTTAACCAATAAACATATGGCGTTTGTATTCGGTGCCCCGATCAGCTCAGGTGGTGGAAGTTCTTTTACGCCTGGTGGACCAGTTAAATTCCCCGCAAAGAAAGAAAAGAAAATTAATCTGGGCGACATAGAACAATTAAAAACATTTGCTCAACAAAAGGGCTTAGAAGTAAAAGAAAAAAAACCCTCATTATTTAGTAGGGCGATAGACATAATCTCTCGTCCGCTTTTTGCTAGCGCAGGTGCAGCCAAGGCTATTGTAAGGGGTGATGAAAATCCTTTAATAGAGGCATGGAAGGGATTAACTGGGCAAGAAAAAGAAACCTATTCTGATGTATTAGAAGAGGCTGGAGTAGAAAACAAATGGATTAAAGGTGGCGTAGGGTTTGCTTTAGATGTAGCGTTAGATCCGACCACTTATTTAGGCGGTGCTTTTGTCAAAGGAGTTGGCAAGGGCTTAGGAGTTGCTGGCAGGGTGGGACTATCTGGTATACAAAAGTTTAACCCAGAACTAGCCAGAGGTTTGACTATCACAGGAAAGTCGTTGAAAGATGCGATGGGTAAGGCGTTTGTATTTGGGCATGGGACTACTGTTGGCTTAGCAGATGATGTAGGCAGAACTATTAATAGACTGGGTATAGCTAAAGAAAACATAGCAGCACGTAACATCAAGCTATTTGAAAAAGCTGACAAGAAGAAAATTGCAGAGGCTGGGGATCTTATGATTAAAAATCGTAGGCTAGAACTAAAAGCAAGGCAAGGGAAAAAGATTAAATTTATTAAATCAAAAGATAAAGAAGTAAATAGTCTAGTAGATTTGATGAGAGGCAAAGCCAAGGAGTTATCAAGAAAGGCTGGCTTAGACCCAGAGAAATCCTACCAAAACTATATTCCTTTCCTAAGAACAGATAAACTAGCAAGAGTAGACGAGTCAGCCAAGGCACTGCGTGCTGGTAGTGAAGGATTTAAAAAGGAGTTTAAAGATTTAATCCCAGATAAAAAATTATTAAAAAAACCTATTGAAGCGTACACCAGACGTGAATATGAAATAGCACGTAATGGTATAGTTAAGGGATCATTAAAGAAAATGATACAAGGATACGGGAAAAAACTAGATGCGTTTAAAAATGCTGATGAGGCCTTAGAGCAGGGCTATAGACTTATAAAAGATAAGGGAATGTTTGGTAAGCCTATGGGATACCTAAAAGAAGTAGACCTTAAATTTATAGATAATTATTTATATCCAGAGTTTAAAACAATAGACATGTTAGCCAAAGCTACAGGTTACGATACACTAACAAACTGGTTTAAGACTGCAGTCACTGCATACTTCCCAGCATTTCATGTAAGGAATTATATTTCAGGTAATATACAGAACTATTCAGTGTTGGGCAGAGCAGCATTTAATCCACGCAACCACAGCACTGCGTTGGGTATCCTTAAAGGATCAAACAAAAACGTTGCTTTAGGTGGGAAAACATACAATTTAAAAGAATTAAATAAAATATTAAAAGAAAATTTCCAAGGTGCTTCGAGATTTATATCAGACTTAGGAGATCATATAGATGAGGTTATGGGTGGTTTTAGGTTAAAAAAAATCAGTAAGGCTAGACAGGTAGGTAGCTTTGTAGAAATGAACCAGAAAGCAGTAGCCATGACCACAGCATTATCACAAGGAAAGACATTAAAGCAGGCAATAAAAATAGCAGAAAGAGCTGGATTTGACTATTCAAAGATTACTCCGTTTGAACAGAAGGTATTAAAAAGGATTATTCCTTTCTATACTTTTGCGAGAAAGAATGCTGAACTACAACTTCGTACTCTAGCAAAACGACCAGAGCGTATAGTTAACCAGGTGAAGTTTGCTAACATGTTAGGAAGTATATTTGGTGGTAAAATGACAAAGGAAGACGTTAAAGGATTACCACCATGGGCGCTTGCTGGTCTTGGCTTTAAGGTACAAGGCAATCGCTACCTTACTAAGTTTGGTATACCTATGGAAGAATTCTTTGAGAGATTAAATAAGCCACTGATGAGTTCATTGGGGTCTCTAAACCCTATTATCAAATTCCCACTTGAAAGTAAGATGGGCTATGACTTTTTTAGAGAACAACAACTTACTGATATAACAAAAATATCTCCAGAATTAGTGAAGATATTGCCAGAGTCTATTAAAGAAAAGATGTCTGTAAAACGAAGGGTGTTCCAAGGAAAAGAAAGCTTCACCGCAGATCCTAGATATCTACATTTTTTACGAAATATACCTACAGCAAGACTACAGAACACTCTAGAAAAACTAACGAATGGAGATATGGCCAAGGTAGATAAAATGCTAGCGTTCTTAACTGGTGCCAAGATCTATGATATAGATATTGAATTACAAAAATACTTTACAGAAAGAGATACTCGCAGAAGACTAGAAGACGAACTACTAAGACGTGGCGAAGCTAAGAAGTTTGAAAGATTGTTTATACCTAAAAATCAATAACCATAAAAATATACGTCGTCGTGACGTGGTTCTGGTTTCCACCTATCTACAGTGAAACCATAAATGATGATAGCAGCTAGCAATACAATGGCTGCTATTATCGTATATTTATCATTTTTCATATAAATTTTATTTTATCTTTACATTGAATTAATTTATCCTCTAAACGTTTAATGGCTTCTTGGGTGGCATTACTTTCTTATTCAACATCAATACCAGTTATTCGTTTGAATATTTTAGCGTCAAATTCTTTTAGTCCTTTGATATATTTTAACATTTCTTTGGGCATATCTTT